TCTTCACAATTTGTTCAATATCATAAATATAATTAGCCCAGATAATAACTTTACCTTCCATTTCTTCCAATAAATCTAACAGTTCTGACATTCTATTATTTTTAAATTCTTGAATGGTGCCATCATCCGCTTTGAAATGACCACAAGTAATTTGATGTAATCGCATCAATTGTGTTAAAACGTGAGGCGCTGTTGCAATTTTACCATTAAGTAAAGCGAGGGCCGAGGATTTCATTGTTGTGTAAGCTTTTTTCTGTTCATCTGTTAATTCTATTTCTCTTTTCATGTATATTTTAGGAGGTAAATCAAGACAGTCTTCCTTTAAGATTCTATAAGAAAAAGGTTTTAATATTTCAGCCAATTCATCTAACCTTCTATAACTTCCTACAATTTGAACCCTTCTTCCTCCAAAATTTCTTTCAATCATTTGAGCATACCTATTTCTAAAAGTATAATAAGAACTAAATCCTAGTAAAAATTCATTCAAAAAAGCACATTGACTATAAAGATCTAAGGGTGATTTAGTAACAGGAGAACCCGTTAAAATTCTTCTGTATTTAGCTTCTTTACTTAAGCCCAGAATAGCTTTGGTTCTTTTAGCGGTAGGGTTCTTAATGGTTGTAGATTCGTCAACCGCCATTAAAGTTTTATGGCATCTTAAAAACTTACCAGCAAACTCAACACCTTTTTTAGTAGACAAAGCTTCAACATTCATAAGAAGGATGTGAAGGTCATAGTCTATTTCAAATAATTGTCGGTACTCTTTATCCTTTGTTTTAGATGTTAAAGCAGTCCATAGTACCGTTTTATGATCTATATGACTAGGTAAATGATATGGAATTTCTTGAGATAACCAGTTTCTATATACACCTTTTGGAGCTATAATAAGCGCCGCATTTATTTTTCCTTTATCATAAAGCATAGCTATATTATCAACAAGCACCTTAGACTTTCCGGTACCCATCTCCATAAAATAGCCATATTCATCTTTTTGCCACGATTTTTCTAACGCAGTTATTTGATGCGCATAAGGCTTTGTCTTAAATTTATAATTCATCTTTTTTCTACTTTCTTTTCTTGACTTCTTATATAATAATAATTATATCTATGTCAAGAAGTAAGAAATGAAAAATAAAATATTTGAGTTATATAAACCATCGTCTTTGGAAAGCTTTTTAGAATTTTATAAAAGCCATCCTAAAGAAAGATTTGTATATGTGATTCAACAACCAGCGCCTAACATAAATATATTAAGTGCGTCCGATTTTGGTTATCTTGTAATATGTTTGCCTAATAGAGATCAGGCAATTTATTCTACTGCACCTTATGTGCAAAAGATGACTAAAAATTTGCAAAACATACGCAAAGAAGATTATCTTCTTGCTGTAGGTGATCCAATAATAATTTGCTTATCGGGTATAATTGCAAGTGACAATACTAATGGACAATTTAATATGTTAAAATGGGACAAGAGGGAATATCGATACTATCCGTTAGATTTCGATATGTACCTGAAAGGAGAAAGAAATGACGGATGAAGTAAAAAATATGATGTTAGAAGATTCAAAAGATCTTCTAGATAATGTGGATGTGACTAACCTTGCTGATGAATGTCAAAAGTTGAAAGACTTAGAAGACATGATTAAATCGGCAGATGATCACTTACGGGATTTAAAAGCACAAGCTGATGATGTAGGTTCAAGAATTATTCCTGAACTATTGGCCGAGCAAGGTTTAACTTCTATTAAACTTGCTGATGGATCAGCGGTGTCAGTTAAAAAAGAATTTAGGTGCACTCTTCCTAAAGATGAAGATCGAAGAGCAGCAGCCTATAAATGGCTTCGTGACCAGGGGTTAGAAGATATTATTAAAAACAATATCTTTGTAACTTTTGGAAAGGGAGAAGACGACAAGGCGAAGCAATTGCTAAACCTTGCGGCGGAGAATGGGTTCGAACCACAACAGAAATCTGATGTGTCTTGGAATACATTGACTGCCCTATTTAGGGAGCGTATCGAGTCCGGGCTCGATATGCCTTCCGATGTCTTTAGTACATGGATTAAAGACAAAACTAAAATAACTCGGAAATAATAATGGAGGATGAGTAATGGCTAATGAAATAAAAGCTAAAACAAATGGATCAGTTACCTTATTTGGTAATGATCTTTCCAAGGGTTTTGAAAATATGACGCAAGATGATCTTGCGTTACCATTTGTCAGAATCTTAGGACAACTATCACCGCAAGTAACTCAAGGTGATGCAAAGTATATAGAGGATGCCAAACCTGGCATGATCTATAATACTGTTACCAACGATTTATTCGATGGTAAAAAAGGTATCAAGGTTATTCCTTGTTACTACAAAAAAGATTATCCAGAATGGAATGATAGAGGGGAAGGTCCAGGTGCGCCTGCGGCAGTTCATCTACCAAACAGTCCGGTAATCCAAACAGGTAAGAGAGAAGGTTCGAAAATTAGATTACCTAATGGTAACTACTTAGAAGAAACTGCTTCTTATTATGTAATGGTTGAGACAAAAACAGGAGCTTATACTCCTGCATTGATTACAATGAAATCAACTCAACTAAATGTCAGTAAAAAATGGAATTCAATGATGAAATTCATTCAATTACCTGACGGAAAAGGGGGATTTGCTATTCCACCTATGCATGGAGTTATTTACAATTTAACATCTACACTACAAAAGAACGATAAAGGTTCTTGGTATGGATGGGTTGTAACACAGGATAGAATCCTAGATCAAAACGATAAATCTTTGTACTTAAGTGCAAAAGATTTTAGGGGCAATGTATCTAAAGGTAACGTGCAAACAAAAGCAGATGTGGAAGAAAAATCTAGTACGGCAACACCGTATTAAATTTACAGAGGGCCCGAAAGGGCCCTTTACATAGAAGGAAGAAAGGCGTATATGGAGAAATTCAAAAAAATATTTAGTGGATTAACTATAGCATATGGACAGTATCAAAAAGGCGACCGTGGTACTAACGGAAAGCTTAAGGGAAAAGCTTTTATCGTTAGGAAAAACGTTACAGATGACTTATGGAAACGTCACCTCGCAGGTGATCCTCCTGCTTTGGGGATTATCCCTATTACAGAAGATAATAATTGTAAGTGGGGTTGTATTGATGTCGACGTTTATAATCTTAAACATCACACTCTTGTTCAAACTATTAGGGAGTTAAAACTTCCTCTCATCGTATGCCGTTCTAAATCAGGCGGTGCTCACATCTTTTATTTACTACAGAATTTATTCCTGCATCATTAATGCAGAACACTTTAAAAAAAATATCAAAAACTTTAGGTTATGAAGGTTGTGAAATCTTCCCTAAACAAACAGAAATACTTGTGGAACGTGGGGACACAGGTAATTTTTTAAACTTACCCTACTTTAATGGAACGAAAGGACTACGCTATGCTATCAACGATAATGGCTCCGCTAGTACACTTGAGGAATTTTATAAGCTCTATGATCTTCTGGCTTGCCGAAGGGAAGAGGTGGAGAAAATTAAAATCGAAGAGAAAAAAATAGAAGAAGCTTTTCCTCAAGGACCTCCTTGTCTAAATCAATTAGCCAAGGAAGGTTTTGGGGAAGGTGCTAGAAATAATGCATTATTTAATATTGCCGTTTATTATAAACAAGCTCAACCGGATTCTTGGGAAGATGAATTAGTTAAAGCAAATCAAACACATATGGACCCTCCCTTAAGTAATAGTGAGGTTCAACAATTAATTAAATCTGTAAGTCGGAAAGGTTATGACAAATATAGATGTAAGGACGCACCCATTAATGCGGTCTGTCAATCAAGGTTATGTCGAACAAAACGATTCGGTGTAGGTTATGACGAAGAACAAATGCCAATGCTAGGTAATTTAACGAAGTACACGTCTAGTCCACCTCAATGGTTTTTAGATGTGGGTGAAGCGCGGATCGAATTAAAAACAGAACAACTTTATAGTTCACCTCTATTTGCATTAGCGTCTTTAGATCAAGCTAACCTAGTAATACCAGTACCAAAACCTAAAGACTGGAAAGAATTATTTTTAAAACCTTTGATGCAAAACTTACAAGAGATTGAACCATTAGAATCTTTAGATCCAATTAATGAATTAACTTCTTTATTACAAGACTGGACCACCAATCGACAAAATGCCAGAACTCTGGATGATATTTTTAATAAACTTCCATACACAGATGACAAACGAGAATTTACTTATTTTAGAATGGAAGACTTTTATAATTTCTGTAAAAGAAATCATTGGGAAATAGACAAGGTTAAAACAGGAAACTTATTAAAAAGATTAAAAGATATTTTTGTAGAAGAAGAAAGAATCAGAGTAAAAAATCAACAACCAAGATTAATTAAAATTAAAGCAATGAAAAAAATTGAAGCAAGTGTTTCTAAAACACAATACCAACAAGAAGATTTTTAATGGCAACCACCATAGGAATCAATTGGTATGCAAGACTCCAGGCTAAGATTGCCGACCTGGAACATAAATTAGAAGATGTGCAAGCCCACAACAAACAATTAATAAAAAAATATGAAAACAATAATATTAGGTCCACCGGGAACAGGCAAAACAACAACGTTGTTGAACTTAGTGGACGAATTTATAAAAACAGGAATTAGACCTAAACAAATAGGGTATTTTTCTTTTACTAAAAAAGCAGCCAATGAAGCAGCAACGCGAGCTTCTGAAAAATTTGGATTAGATATAGAAACTGATCTAGAAAATTTTAGAACTCTTCATTCTTTTGCATTTAGAAAATTAGGAATCACCAAAGAAAAAATGATGGGACCTGATGATTACAGGGAGTTTGGAATAAAATGTGGTATTCCTATTAAGACCACTTCGTTTTCTAATGATGACGGAACTTTTAATTCGGACAATGAATATTTAACAATTATTAATACAGCTCGAGTTAAACGTATGGATCTACTGGAATATTATGATTCACGACAAAACATATTAGACATCGAAAGAAATACTTTATATTTACTTTCAGAAGAATTAAAAAAATTTAAAAAAGAAAAAGGTTTAAAAGATTTTACAGATCTTTTAGAAGATTTTATTCTCAAAGAAATTCATCCAAGCTTTGAAGTTTTATTTATAGATGAAGCGCAAGACTTATCTTTACTTCAATGGGATATGGTTCGTTGTATTTGGGCTAATGCAAAAAAAACTTATATCGCGGGTGATGATGACCAAGCTATTTTTAAATGGGCTGGTGCCGATGTTGATCACTTCATAGCTTTGAAAGAAGAAGTAGATGATATTAAAATATTAGATCAATCTTATAGAATACCTGGAGGACCTATACATGAACTCTCTCAAAAAATAATAAATAAAGTACAGAACAGATTTGAAAAAAAATATAAACCTAGACCTGAAGAAGGAATTCTAAAAAGATATTCAGACATAACTCAAGTAGATATGTCAGAAGGTAAATGGTTAATTTTATCTTCAGCTAATTATTTTTTAGATGATGCCAAAGACTTATGCGAAATTCAAGGATGGTATTATCAATATCGAGGTATCAATTCCGTATCCTTAAAACTTTTATTGGCTTTAAGTAATTGGGAAGCGTGGCGAAAAGGAGCTCATTTAAATCATTTAGAAATAAAAAATATTTATGAGTATGTAGGATCCAACGTAGTTCCGGGTTTTAAAAAAGGAAAAACTTTTCATGCTGAAGAAAAATATACATTAAAACAATGTCAAGAAAAACATGGACTCACAACAAATAAAGTATGGTTTGAGGCTTTTGAAGGACTGGATACTTTAACAGAAAATTATATAAGAAATATGAGAGCGAATGGAGAAAAAATAAATAAAAATCCAAGAATTATAATGTCAACTATACATGGGGCAAAAGGGGGTGAAGCAGATAAAGTTTTATTAATGCAGGATCTAACCAACGCAGCTTTAGAAACTTTTAGTCATGATCCCGATGAATTACATAGATTATTTTATACTGGAGCAACAAGGGCTAAAAAAGAATTGCATGTATTAGATCCTAAAAATTTTGATAGAGCTTATATATTATGAGTGTATGGGATAAACAAATCGGTGGGGCACATTATCAGAAATTTAAAATTCAGCCAAGTAAATTTGTCGTCGAGAATAAATTGCTTTTTCCAGAGGGATGCGCTATAAAATATATATGCCGTCATCCACATAAAGGAAAAAAACAAGACTTGCTTAAAGCAATTCACTTTATTGAGATGATAATTGAAAGGGACTATAAGTGAGAACGATTCAACAACCTTTATTCACTCCAGAGACTGAGTGGGTAATGCCTGAAGAATTAAAAAATTTAAAAGGTGTCAAAGAAATTGCAATAGACTTAGAAACAAATGATCCAGATTTAAAAGAACTGGGATCAGGAAATGTTATTGGCAATGGACATATTGCTGGTATTTCTTTAGCGATTGAAGGCTGGGCTGGTTATTATCCTATTCAACATGAACAAGGTGGTAATATGGATAGAACTTTAGTGATTGATTGGTTAAAAGATTTGTGCAGTCAAGAATACACAACATTTATTTTTCACAATGCAATGTATGATGTGTGCTGGTTAAAAGCAGCCGGCATAAATATTAAAGGTAAAATTGTAGACACAATGATTGCTGCAAGTTTAATCGATGAAAATAGATTGTCCTATCAATTAAATGCTTTATCAAAACATTATGGAGGCTTGGGTAAAGATGAAAAAGTTCTTTACAACGCCGCAAAAGAATATGGAGTAGATCCTAAAAAAGATTTATGGAGATTACCTGCAATGTTTGTAGGTCAATACGCAGAGCGTGATGCGGAAGCCACTTTAAAACTTTGGCAAAGACTTCATAGAGAATTACATGATCAAGAACTAATAGATATATTTAGATTAGAAACACAATTATTTCCGTGTCTAATTGAAATGAGATTTAAAGGTGTAAGAGTTGATTTAGAAAAAGCTCACAAAATTAAAAAAAATCTAATGGAGCGAGAGCAGAAAATACTCAATAAAATCAAGGACTTAATAGGTTTTGATGTAGAAATTATGGCAGCCCGTTCTATCGCAAAAGCGTTTGACAAATTAAAATTACCTTACGATCGAACTGCAAAATCCAATGAACCAAGTTTTACAAAAAACTTTTTACAAAATCATCCTCATGAACTTGCTCAATCAATTGCAGATGCACGAGAAATAAACAAAGCTCATTCAACTTTTATAGATTCAATTACTAAACATGCGCACAAGGGAAGAATACATGCAGATATAAATCAAATTAGATCCGATCAAGGAGGAACGGTAACTGGAAGATTCTCAATGAGTAATCCAAACCTACAACAAATTCCGGCACGTCATCCAGAATTAGGTCCCTTAATTAGATCCATATTTATTCCAGAAGAAAATTGTAAATGGGGATCATTTGACTACTCCCAACAGGAACCCAGAATTTTAGTACATTACGCAAAACTGCAAAATTTACCTGGAGTTCATGAAATTGTAGACGCATACAAGGCAGGAGACGCTGATTTCCATAAGGTCGTAGCTGATATGGCAGGCATAAAACGGAAGCAAGCCAAGACAATTAATTTAGGTCTAATGTATGGAATGGGTAAAAATAAATTAATGGCTGAACTAGGATTAATGAAAGAATCCGCGGAAAAATTAATTAGACAATATCATTCACGAGCACCATTTGTAAAACAGTTGATGGATAATGTTTCTCGTAAAGCTAATGACCGAGGAAAAATTAGAACTTTATTAGGAAGAGCATGTCATTTTGATTTATGGCAACCTACACAGTTTGGTATTTTTAAACCATTACCTTTAGAACAAGCTAGAAAAGAATATGATGAACCTTTAAAACGGGCATTTACGTACAAAGCTTTAAACAAATTAATACAAGGATCAGCTGCAGATATGACCAAAAAAAGTATGGTGGCTTTATATAAAAATGGTATAATACCTCACATTCAGATTCATGATGAAGTAGATATTTCTGTAGAATCTGATAAGAAAGCCGAACAAATAGTACAAATTATGGAAGAAGCTGTTGTATTACAGGTTCCAAATAAGGTAGACTATGAATCAGGTGATAATTGGGGAGACATAAAATAGGAGGAAACTACTATGGAAAACGTTATAAATCAGGCTAAACACATCTGGACCAATCATAAAAAATGGGTCATTGGTGGGGCAGTTATTATTATAATTGCAATCGTAGCAATATAATCTAAAATACAAACATGGATAAAGTGTGTAAAAAATGTGGCCATTCCTGTCACTGTATGACAGGGAGCCACGAAGAATGTCAATGTGAAAATTGTGAATGTAAACCACAGCCACAACAATCCATTGATCAGGGACTCGTTATAGACGATACCAATGAATGTGAATGGTGCCAGTAATGGATAAAGTAAATGAATTACAGAACGTTGAAGCTTCGCAGACTGCGTCTTCGAAGATTGGCAGCGGATCGTGTTTATCAAAGAAGACAAAGATATTTTACAGTAACATTATTTATAGCTATGCTTTTACTCGCCTGGTGTGCAGGTCCTAATTAATGATCGAAAAATTAATGAC